AGATCCGATGGGCGCGACAGCAAGAGGAGTTGCAACAGGCACACCGCTGGTTAACGGCGCATCGCAGACAGGCGGATCGCTGGTGATCGACGGCGCGACGATTAGCACAACGGGCTGGCTGAAGGCTGGTGACTATATTCAACTGGGCAGCGGCAGTTCATCGCGGCTGCACAAGGTGCTGGCTGATGCTAACAGCGATGGCGGCGGCAATGTGACATTAGACATCTGGCCCCACATCCGTGTTGCACCAGCAGACAATGCCGCTGTCACTGTGAGCGATGCCAAAGGGCTATTCAGGCTATCTAGCAACGATCAAGGCTTCTCAATCAATGAATCGGCAATTTACGGCATGACATTCGGCGCGATGGAGGCTGTCTGATGGCACGTTCAATCCCAGCAGCCATCCTTTCGGCCCTAAGCCAGCCCGAAGTTTACCCGTTCTACGCAGTCGAAATGCTGTTTGACGGCGGCGCTGTCAGACTTTGGACGGGCTACACAGACCGCACGATTGACGGGCAAACCTACATTGGAAGCGGCAACCTTATCTCAATCAGCGGGATTGATGAGGTCAACGACCTGTCGGCTAAGGCTGCAACGATTTCACTGAATGGAATTGTAAGCAGCATTGTATCGCTGGCATTGACAGAACCATATCAGCGCCGCATCTGCCGCATTCTATGGGGTGTCACCAACGTCGATGACTATGTTGAGATATTCGGCGGCTACATGAACACCATGTCAATCGAAGACAGCGGCGAGACATCCAACATTACGCTGACAGTCGAAAGCAGATTGATCGAACTGAACCGCCCGCGTGTTCGCCGCTACACGCATGAAAGCCAGAAATCGCGCTACCCGACCGATACATTTTTCAGCTATGTGGCTGACCTTCAGGATAAAGAAATCGTATGGGGCCGCAAAATCGCATAAGCCAACTGCACTCATTCTTGCGGGAAGTCAAAGACAGGCCGTTTGAATGGGGCGTTTGGGATTGCCTGATCTTTACGAATGAGGCTTTCAGGCGCATGGACGGAGAAGGCTGGGCCGACGATCTGCTGAACCGCTACATGATCAATGGCGCACCTATGACGCGGGTGCAAATCAGGCGCGAATATGGATATGAAAGCCTTGAAGATATGCTTATAGATCGTTTGGCAAAGTCATATGATGTGCCGCCACGGGGCGCACTTGTGACATCCAGCGAGACATTCTTGAGCGCGGGATATTTGGGGTCTGGCTTTGGAATATCCGTAGGGTCAAGCGCGGCGTTTCTTTCCGACACGGGTGTGGTATATTACCCCATCGAATACATCGACAGCGCATGGGTTAAACAATGACACCTCTGAAAAAGCTGCTTACTGGGTCAACCAGCTTGTCGATCTGGAACGTGGCTCCGCGTATGCCACAGGTTGTCGGTGCGGCAATCCTTGGTGGCATCGGTGTTACAGTTGGTGCTGGCATTGGTGGGGCAATCTTAACCTATGGCGTTGGTTATATTGCAACTACGTTGGTGACATCATGGGCCGTTAAGGCACTTTATCCAAAATCACCAGCAGACAGCATGAGTAGCCAAGGCACGTTAGTTAATGCCAGATCAGCCGCCGCACCACATGATTACGTTTATGGCACTGTTCGCAAGGGCGGAACGATTACCTATTTAGAATCAACAGGAGCAAACAATAAATATTTACATATGATCCTGACGCTGGCTGGACATGAAGTTAACGCCATTAATGACATCTATATTGATGACCAGATCGCCACAATTAATGGCAGCGATTTTGTCACATCGCAATCGTGGGCCAGCAAAATCCGCATTGTTAAATACACGGGAAACCAGACAACCGCCCCAGCATTGCTGTTGGCAGAAAGCGCACAGATCAACAGCACATTTGTGGGAAATGGGCTGGCCTATCTCTACATTCGTCTTGAATACAATCAGGACGTTTTCCCAAATGGTGTTCCGCTGTTTACGGCGGTTGTTCAGGGCAAGAAGGTATATGACCCGCGCACAACCACAACGGCATTTTCCGCCAACGCGGCTTTGTGCATTCGTGATTACATCACAGACAGCCGTGGGCTTGGCGATGCTGCGGTGAATGACACAACATTCTCCGCATCCGCTAACGTCTGCGATGAGAACGTGACATTGGCTGTCGGCGGCACAGAAAAGCGTTACACGATGAACGGCGTGATCAATGCAGATCAAACGCCAAATGACATCTTGCAACAGATGATGACCTGTTGCGCTGGCACGACATTCTGGGGCCAAGGCGATTGGCAGCTAAAGGTCGGCTATTACACGCCACCCGTTAAGACCTTCACGCTAGATGATCTGCGCGGGCCTATCTCACTGCAAACACGGCAGTCGATGGGATCAATCTTCAACTCTGTAGTCGGCACGTTTAACGATGCGGCGCAGGGCTATATCACTGTTGATTATCCAAAGCTGACCAGTGCAACATTCTTGGCTGAAGACAACAGCGTTGACAGCCCAATTGATTTGGCTTTGCCGTTTACTACATCGTCATCTAGCGCACAGCGAATTTCAAAACTGACGCTATTCCGTGGGCGAGAGCAAATGACGCTTTCCGTTGAATTTGGCATGGCTGGCTTTGAAGTTCAGGTTGGCGACATTGTGGCTTTTACGAATGACCGCTATGGTTGGACAGCAAAAGAATTTGAAGTTGTCGGCTGGCGTTTCTTTCCGAATCAAGACGGCGGTGATCTGCGCGTCAATTTGGAATTGCGTGAAACCAGTTCCGCTGCGTTTGATTGGACCGCTGAAGAAAGCGCCATCATTGCAAATAACACTAATCTTCCCAGTGCGTATTTTGTGCCGCCGCTGGGGCTATCAGTGTCTGACGCATTGGTTGTTTACCATGAAAAATTAACAAATTTGGTATCTTTAAACACAACATCGTCATCCCCTGATTTTATTGACTATGTGCAAATGGAGTTCAAAAAGTCAGCAGATACAGACTGGCTTGATGGCGGTTATGGAGAACTTGGCTTATTTCAAGTAAATGACCTTGAAGATGGTTCTTATGACTTTAAGGTAAGGGCAGTAAATGCTTTTGGAATCAAGGGCGACTATACAACGCGGTCTAACTATAAGGTTGAAGGTCTTTCGCAGCCTCCACAAGATGTCGTTGGCTTTGCTGCTGAAGTTAATGGCGACACGATCAATCTATCTTGGGTAGCTGTGACTGATCTTGATTTAAGCTATTACATCATACGTTATTCATCAGAAACGATAGGCGCAACATGGGCCAGTTCGATTACATATGTTGAAAAGGTTGCTAGACCTTCGACAGAAGCCAATGTGCCAGCCAAGGCTGGAACCTATCTGATCAAGGCCGTTGATAAGACAGGTGTGCAATCTCTTAACGCAACCACAGTTGTTGTTTCTTCTGATGTCATCATAGCCCGTGCAACTGTAGTAACAGTTACAGAAAACCCAACATTTACAGGAACAAGATCAGGAACAGTTATCCAAAACAATCAAATTAGGCTTGGAACTGTTTTGAACTTTAATAGCCTTTCTGGAAATCTTGACAGCCTCACTGGTCAATGGGATGCGCTTGGCGTGACATATGATGTGACTGATGGCACATATTATTTTGCCAATATCATTTCTCGCACAGTGGCTGAACAAGGCTTCGTTACTGTTGATATGATTACACAACGTGTTGATACTACAAGTGGCTTGTGGGACAACCTTGCTGGAAACATTGATGTTTTGTCTGGTTATTGGGATGCCTTGACGGGTGGGGCAGACTTTAATGACACTAACGTCACAGCCTATGTTTCGACTACTAACGACGATCCAGCAGGATCGCCAACATGGTCGGCATGGCAGAAAATTCGAGCGACAAATATCTATGGTCGTGGGCTGCGCTTTAAGGTAGAATTGCACTCGGATACACTGCAAATTACTCCTGCCATCAGTGAACTGAGTGCCACTGGCAACTATGCATAAGGAAACACGATGTCACAGCATGACTATGTGATCGCCAACGACACCGCCGCCAATGTTCGGGCCGACATTAACACCGCTCTGGCTGCGATTGTATCAAATAACAGCGGGGCATCTGCCCCAGCGACAATGTATGCTAACCAGTTTTGGTATGACACGACAAACGACATTCTAAAATTTCGTGCTGAAGCAAACGATATTTGGATCAGCATTGGAAAGCTAGATCAAACCCTTGATCAGTTTTTCCCGATTGTTGCTGGCGTTGAAGTTGTTGCAACAGGCACTGAACTTAACTTCGTCGATGGCGTTACCTCGGCGATCCAGACCCAGATCAACGCTAAGGCTCCGCTGACGGGCGCGGGAACGTCTGGCACTTGGGGTATTAGTATCACAGGCGATGCGGCGACAACCGATGGTAAATCATTCGGCACGTTCACGGCAGCGGGCGGGATCGCCTACGCCACCAGCACGACCGCGCTGGCCGCAACGGCAGCGGGAACGAGTGGGCAAGTTTTACTTTCTGGCGGGGCTGGCGCTCCAACATTTGGAAGTGCCATAATTGCTGGCACGGTGGTCGCATCAACAAGTGGAACAGCCATAACCTTTACGGGCATTCCGTCTTGGGCAACACGCATCACCATGATGTTTAACGAGACTTCAACAAGTGGAACGTCTTTAAAGCTGGTTCAAATTGGCTCAACAACCTTTACTACCTCTGGATATGCAAGCAGCTCAAGTCTGTTGACAACTGGTATAAACACGCAACAGTCAACGGCAGGGTTTGTCTTAAGTCAACAAGTAGCGGCTGAAGTATCTTCTGGGGCATTTACACTGGTTAACTATGACGGAAACATTTGGGTTTCCACTCATGCCGTTAGGAACAACAATCCTGGAAACTCTTTTGGCGCTGGTATCGTTACTTTATCAGGCGTTCTTGATCGTATCCGCGTTACAACTGTCAATGGCACTGACACCTTCGACGCGGGCAGCATTAACATCTTGTGGGAGTAGGGATGATGGGCATCGAAATTGAAGTAAACGTAATCACAGGTGAGATTACGGAAAACGAGTATGTGTCAGAAGACTTTTCTTCTGCGCCTACTCTTGAGCAACAACAAGCAGCCCGCGCATCGGCGTATAGCCTAGAAGCTGACCCGTTGTTTTTCATGTCGCAACGCGGAGAAGCGACAAAAGCCGAATGGACCGCAAAAGTCGCAGAGATCAAGGCTCGTTTCCCATATCCAAGTGAGTAATTGATATGCAGCAGGACATTTCCATGCTTGAGCTAGGACGGATGATTCTGCAGTTTGCCGTGGTCCCGATAATTGCGTTCGCGTGGATGCATTATAAGATGAGTCAAGGGCACGCAGTCGACATCGCAATCATAAAAACAGAATTTGCATTGACGAAGGAGAATCATGATCGACAAATCATCGATATCAAAGAAGGCTTGTCCAACATCTTCAAGAAGCTAGATGAAATCCAGAGGGATATGCATAAATGAGCGTCAATAAAGCAACCATTGATTTGATCAAGCAGTTTGAAGGCTGCAAGCTGACGGCCTATCAAGACATCGTTGGCGTGTGGACCATCGGCTACGGCACAACCGCAATGGCTGATGTTGGCATCGTGCCAGCCAAAGGCATGACTATCACGCAGGATCGGGCTGAAGATTTGTTGCGGATGGGCGTCGATAAGTTCGCAGCCACAGTTGATGCGCTGATCACAGCAAAGGTCAACGCAAATATGTTCGGCGGGTGTGTCAGCCTTGCATATAATGTCGGCCCGACAGCTTTTGCAAAAAGCACAGTCTTGCGCGAACTGAATGCTGGCAACTTTGAAAAAGCAGCCGCCGCGTTTCAAATGTGGAACAAGGCTGGCGGTGTTGTTTCCAAAGGGCTGGTGCGCCGCCGTGAGGCTGAACGACAACTGTTCATGACGCCAGTAACGGCGGATATGCACATCGTGCCTGATCAAACGGAACCAGAATCAACACTTGCGGCAATCTTTCACGCCATCGTGGCAATGTTTCAGGGAATGAAGAAATGACGGCTACTGAAATCGGCGGCATTGCCCGCACATTGGTGACAGCTTTTGCGGCCTACGCTGCGGGCAAGAATTGGATAGATAATGAAACCGCCGCTACTATCGGCGGTGGTGCTATCACGATCCTCGTTGCGGTGTTGTCTGTTATGGAAAAACGCAAGCGCAAGGCATGAACGCGCTGCTTGCCTCTCTGCTAAAGCCTCTGCTGATCCTGCTGGCGGCTTGGTTCGGCGGCAAGAAGGCTGGCAGAGACGCAGCCAAGATTGAGGAGCTGCAAAGCTATGCCGACACTTCCAAACGGATCGACGCGGTTGGGCCTGTGCCTGATGCTGACGCTGCTACTGAGTGGTTGCGCCGCCGCGCTAAACGATAGCGCCATATGCGATGGCACGATGCAAAGCAGGACATCCCATGCGGCGGCACTGGCGGCGGATGGTGGCCCGCGTTCGTTGGTCACGGGTGCGCTTTTAATCCAACAAATTGACGCTGGGTGTGGGCTGACACGTTAACCAATCTTTGATTCCATTAACCTATCGGCTGAGTTGCGTTAAATTCTTCCAGCATATCAGCCGCCAATCTTAGAAGAACTGGGTTATCCTTGAAGCCGCCTAGCCCGCGATTGCAGTGAGTGCATAGGATGAATCGGATGACCTTGGTTTTGTGGCAGTGATCTAGCTGCCAGCCTTTAGGGTTGCCCGCGTTGTCGGTTTTGCAAATGGCGCAAACCCTCCCCTGATAGTCAAACATTTTGTTCCATTGTTTTTTGCTAATGCCTATACCATTGGCGCGTTTTTTAAAGTTTTCTCGCTCGCGCCAAGCTGGGTCTGCCAAATGCTTCTTTTGTTTGTATGCGCGATTGCTCGCGCGAACCTTTTCCAGATTTTTTGCAACATATCGCCGTCTTGCCGACCGCCAGATTTCTTTTTGCTTTTCGTCAGCCATTTTATTCCACCAGCCAACGGAAGGTGGCATTGGCCCAAACGATACTATAATTTGATGAAAATAGATATATGGCAATAAATGTGGGGGTTGTCTGCACCCTGAGCGCATGGGCCGTGGCGCCTTGCTTTCTCTACCCCACACAGGGCTTATCTGATGATGATAACAGGAGTTGTATTTATTACAAACCCTTTGGGCGCGGCATAGGCCGTGGGCTGACGATGACCTGATCTGTATAGATGCAGCGCATCATAGTGTATTCCATGTCATTGGCTTTAGCTAAAGCAATAGCTTCATCCATGAGGTCGCCGCACTCCATGTCGGCTGGCAGCTTGTAGCCAGACTGAGAGCCGTCAATCCATGTGATCAGTAAGATGGCAAGTAGTTTCATTTCTTCACCCCCATCGCGCTAAAAGCATCAAGCAATTCGTAGACTATCGCTTTGATGGATTGTTCCGACTTCCCATCAACAACGGATTTTATTCTGGTGAACGCTTCGGCATACAAATTGAAAAAAGGTTGGTCGATCTCTGCGTTCTCACGCTCCAACTGTTCGATGCGGTCGACGGCGCAATCTGTTAGGTCAGTTTCTTCGGCAAGCAGCCGCTTGATCAGATCGCCACTCATTCTATTTTCTCCAGTTTAGCCAGCATTGCGCGGGCGCGAGTGCCGAAAGGGGCTTTATATAAGGCAGCATAAAACCGCAGACACCCCACCGCCTTGGCGAGTTTGGCTTCTGCGACTACAGCCCTATCCAACGCATCTGCGGCCTGACCGCTTGTAGCAAGCAGTTGCAGGGTCAGTTCTTTGTTGCTTTCCGCCAAATGTTCGATGCGGTCGGCGGCTTCCAGAAGCGTTAAGCCAACTGGTGTCATATTGCACGCGCCATTGGCATAATGATGCAGCCGCTGGATCAGGTCAGTCATTCCGTTTCTCCAATCTTATTCCTATAAACCAATGCCGCTGCACGAAACCGCTTCATGCCAGCGATGCTGTCGGTCAAGATCACCTTTCGCACATACTTTTCACTAAGGCCCAGCGCACGGGCTGCGGCTGCTATCGACGGAAATGACAACCCTTCGACTTCAACAGGCTTTCGCTTGGTATTTCCAAGGCCAAGCAAATCCATACTGCCGCGAAACAAGGCCGAATATACTGCGGCCTCTGTGACCTTCAGGCTTTCCGCTGCTTGCCTGACGCTGGGATAGGTCACGCCTCTAACTTTAATCAGCATTATTCGTCACCATCATAAAAATCAGCTTCGTCGATGGCATAGAACGTCTTGCGTTTTATCATGCCGCCCCGCGCCATTTCCTGCATCTTAGCAATCACGCTCATCAACGGATATTTTATGCTCTCAGACACATCTTCGACACTGGCCCGCCCGCCTTCGATCAGATCATCCAAGATCATCTTAGCCAAATCATCCTGAACCTGTGCTTGCTGCAATGGATCAATCCGAATGATGCGGATCGCCATCCAAGGCGTTTTTTCGGGATGCGTTGTATTTTCGATCAAGATGGCATTGAAGCGTTCGCCAACCTGAATATCCAAGGATGCCGCCACCTTGGCTGGGATGAACACAGATTGATTGCCGTCAACTGTCGCTGCGAAGGCCGTGCTGGTATCCAGCCGATTGATAACCATGATTTCAGAGGTCTGCATTATCGTCTCCATTTGCCAGCGCGATTAGCGCGGCTTTGCGTTGTTCAGCTTGTTGAATCCTATAGCGCAGGGTGTCTATTTCCTCGCAAACCCACGCAATGGATGTCTGTGTGCCGTAGCGGGCCTGTAGCCGCACTATGTCGGCGCGGTGTAGCGCAATGACCGCATTCCAATCAGCCACTGTGTAGCGGTCCAGCATGGCTTGGTAGGTGGTTTCCATCAATGCCACCCAAAGCCGTAAAGCAGGAACCACAGGCTGGGGATAAGGGCAAACAGGCACAGACAGCCAATCAGGTCTTCAAAAAATTCACGCATTGGGTTTTCCTTTTGTTGAGGGTGGTGGGGGCCGCAGCCCCCGTTTATTAGCAGAAGGATTCGCCAGTTTCTTCGCCCCACTGGCTGCGATGCGCCAACAATTGCCCTGATGCGTTGTATGATCTGCCGCAGTCGCAATCATTTGACCAACTGTCAAAAAGTGTAAATTCTTGGCTGCAATCGCAGCGGATCACCTTAAATGTGCGAAGGCGTCCACTCCAAACTTCTTGAACTGTGCCGATTGTGCGTGTCATTTCAGTCTCTCCCATTTTCATAGATCAAAACCAGCCCCGCAGGGCTGGTCATAAATGCTGTGCTTTAAACTT